ATGGTGCGGTCTGGCACTCTGGTTTGTAGAAAAATAAAACTGAAAAAATTTCCAGATCCAGAAACCGCAGGCGGGTGCGGTGTAGCGCCGTTTTTGTCTGCGAAAGATTTATTTTGTCGGCGCATCGCAGCGCCAGCGCAGCGCCATGCGCACGATCTTTTATGTGTGTTGCGTTGGGTTAATTTGTTGCCTGAAGTGCTGAGGGCGCGTTCTGCTGCGTCTGAGGAAGGGAATGAAAAAGCCCACATTATGCGGGCGTGTTGTCATCGTCAGGCAATTATATTCTGGTACTTGCTCCGGATCTGCCCGGCTTTCGTAGCCGTCTGTACGAACGCGTCAGCATTGGTTGGCGTCCCAACAGTGGGGTGCGAATGGTTCGCGCATTGCTGCGCCAGCTCTGCCAGTAAATCAATGGTATCCAGCATCATGGTCAGGGCGTTGATGCTCTCACTGCCAATATGAACCGTTGCCCCCATGACCTGCTGACCGCCAGCGGCCACCGATTTACGTAATGCGGCAATCTTTTCTGTCAGGGTTCCCCCCACATCAACATCCACGGCGCCGGCTACTTTCGTGGATTGTTTGCCAGTTATATCGGCTTCGTCATTCCCCTCAATACTGGCCAGCCTGTTACCTTTCACCGCCTGGCTATAATCACCGGCGCTTACCTGCTGGATGGCTCCGGCCAGCAATGTGGTGGTTCCCAGTACCGTGGTTTTATCCGTGGCTTTCACCGTAGTTTCACGGCTGACCAGTTCGCGCTGTTCTGTATCAGCTTTTACAGTTCGCACCATTGATGTTTCGCTGATGGTCTGATCGGTCTGCCTTACCCAGTCACCCGCCTGAGTCACCCTCTGGGATACTTCTTCCCGCTGCTGCTGTAATTGCTCACCGGGTTTAACGTCCGGCAGACTGGTGCCATCCGGTAGCGTCTGCCTGATAAAAGGTTTATCCGGTCTGCCTCCTGTGAATGCGACCTCAACCAGCGTCCCTTCTGGCGGAAACTGAAACATACCTGAATCATTCCCGGCCATTGGCACCGGCAGTGGCACCGCTGAGTAAACAGGCGTCTGATTGTCCGGATTTCCGTCTGCGTCAAGCAGCTGCACGTCCACGGCGTAACGTGGCCGGAAGGGATCGGCAAAGTTACCGCTTTTTACCGGCTCTGAATGCGCAACGACTCTGGCCATCTTTGGCAAATGAAGCCCGGATGCCAGTTCCGGGTAATGGCTTTCAATCTGCCGTTGCGCTGGTGTTTTCTGCAAAGGTTTACCCGTTGCTCGGTTTCTCGGCGTCCATGTGATCGCCATCGTGTCATTAGTCAGGTGAACTTTAGTCACGCGTTCACCGTTCATCTCCACCCCTGGCCGCATAGTCTGGATCACTGGTAATGTCACAGAGTTACCGCCAGCAGCCCCCTGGCTGAACTCTGACGGGATTTCTACGGAACGACCGGCAAACAATGATTTTTCTGCGCCTCCGACGTAAAGCGAACCATCAGGCAACTGGTACCAGATGTAATCCTGGATACTGAACGCCCTGCCCAGATTGTTCAGCAACTGATAGCCGGTACCGTTATGGGTAAAATGTGGGATAGGGGTATCGCTGTACTGTGCATCAGGCACACTGACCGTGATCCCGCTGTTTTCTTCCAGCCAGCTGGCAACCTCGCGTAAAGTCGGGTGTTGAAACGAACATGGCCACATCCTTTCAAACACACCTGCCAGCTCACGAATGAACAGACGCTGAAAACCGTTTTCAGCGGGCTGCGATCGCTCCACATACCCCGTAAACCAGCGCAAAAGCAGATCGGTATACCCCACATCCAGCCGCACCAGTTTTCCGGTGTAATCGGTTGTTGTCTCTGCGGTGATGAAGCCCCGGCCGCAGCTGTTCAGCTCCAGTACCAGGCTGGCATCCACCAAGTGAACTTCATCCGTTGAAAGGTAAAGGCGTTTTACTGGTTTCATCTTTAACCCAAAGCATCATTGACGGGCTTCAGCACCTTGCGTTCAAACCACGTCAGTTTTTCTTCATCCTCTCCGGCAGACTGGCCACCGGACTGTCCCGCACTACCGGCAGTCTGTTTTTTTGCTGTCGTCTTACCTGTTGCCCTGGCCTCTCGCTTTTCCTGCACGCTGATATGTTCCGCCAGTGTGAATGTCACCAGCCAGGACATTTTCCCGTCCTGCTGGGGTGCATCCAGCATTCCGCTGAACGTTGCTTCACGAAAGTTAACAGCACGGGCAACTTCATGCGCCACGCGGTACTTCTGACGATTACCACTGGCATCGGTAGCACTGGCCAGCTCAAAAATACGCTTCAGTATTTCAGGCTGTTTAAAAGGTATTTCACCGCTGATCCGCAGTTCCTTTCCCTTTGCTCCCTGCTCTGATTTTGTTGTGGCGCTGGTCTGGCCTGACTGATCTTTATCCTGAAACTGCTGTGAAACAGTCACCCGCATGTTTTTCAGCTGGATGGCCTCGCCATTAAGCGCCAGTGTCGGGATCGAAGTCATGAATCATTCCCTTTATTCCATCAAGATTATCGCCAACCAGCATCATGGCTGCGGTGTAAACGGCAGACTGCTGCGGAATGTCCTTCACCAGTTCCAGTAACGTGGTGCCGGTGTCTCCGCTGGCAGTAAAAACCCACGCTCTGGCACTCTTCCCCTGTAAATCATTCAGGCCGCTGGCCACATCACTGATAAGCTGGTCACGCAGCTGCGTGAACTCGCCCAGCTGTTTTTTCAGCCCTTCGATATCAAACCCGGCACCCGCCGCCTTTTGTGCCTGGCTGATTGCCGCAGCAGATAAAGCTGCCCTGCTGGTTGGTACAGACAGCGGAATGGACGCAGGTAACGCAGCGGCAGTTTTCGCAGGGATCTGCATCTTTTCAATAGCCAGCACTGCGGCGGATTGCGCCAGCCGTTTGACCTGCGTGAATGCCGGGGCGGGGAAAATCCCGACCAGGTTATTCAGGCTGGTCATAAAGTTTTCCTGCGTCTGTCCGGTGACCATCATAATCACCACGTCCGCATTCCCCCCAGTTCCGGCCAGACGTTCAGCAAGATAGCGAACGGCATTAACCGGGCTGAGATATGCCCCGTTCGCAGTCTGCTGTCCCAGCCCATAAATCCACGGATGCGCAGGGACGATCGAACAGTTCAGCGCAGCAACAGAATCCGTGAAGGCCAGACGTGCTTCACGCCACATTTCCAGGCACCTCCGGCCACACAATTTCTGGCGCATCTTCCGGTTGAATACGATTCAGTAAAACGCGGTATTTTTTCCATACGGTAAGCAGCAGTGCTTCTTCTTCGGTTGCCATGTCTAAATCAACGGCATCCTGCAATGTGGCAATGGCGTCATTGGCATGTTTAAGCAGGCTTTTCTTTTCGGCGTCTGCTTCGCTGACTAATGCAATTCGCATGGCCTCCGCATCATCCACCCACGCCTTACCATTCCATTTTTGCCAGGCATTAGCCGGTGCTAACGTGGTTGTCCCTTCCGGGTAAGCGCCTGGCTCGGTGATCACCAGTTCATTACCGTTTTCTGTATCAAACACCACCTCACCACGGTGATCCTCACGGGAAATCCATCTTTGCTTCTCTGAATCAAAAATCGCCACAAACCCCGCTTTGATTGCCGGTGGCTTTATCGTGGTGCAGTTAGCTGGCAGTCCGGTATGCGCAGGAATAAAAGCATCACCTGAACCAATAAATTCATTCGTATCGGAACGCAGGTTATAAACAGTAACTGTTTGATCGGTTTCACTCATTTTAAAAGTCATTATGCGAGTCTCACTATGTAGTTAAATGCAATATTCTTAACGGTCGTTTCTGCGTTGCCCGACGCGGCGACGGTAATGGTGTGACTGTGTGCGCCTATTGCTACGGTATGAGAATGAGCGCCAATACCTACGGTGTGATTGTGTGCTCCAATGCCAACCGTATGGGCATGTGCTCCAGTAGACGATGTTGTTGCTGTTCCAACCGAATATCCCGTAGCACCCGCAGCGTTGTTTCCATCCCCTTTTTCTTCATTAAGTACAGGGAACGTATGAGTATGTGCGCCTGTTGTATTTGTCGTTTTCGTGCCATAGTCAAACGTACTCGCCGTTTTAGTACCGTAATCAAATGAGGATGTTGGTTTTGTCCCCAAATCCGTACTGGATGCACTGGCAGTGTGGGCATGGGATTTATTGCCATCATCTTCATAGGAGAGAACTGCGCGACCGTCTGGTTTTCCTTTGATAGTCTGGCGGCGCATATCAGGAAGGACACCCGATGGATATGCAATAGCCAGTTGCGGGCAAGCCACTGGATCAAACGCCTGTCCTTGCATGATTGCGTGACGCGCCGGTGGTATATCTGTCGGCCAGGGAAGTGGCACCCCAACAGGTACAACATCACTAATGCTTAAAACCGCCAGTTCACCCAGTTCAAGATTTTTTCTGGCTTTCGCTTTGTCATTAACATCAGCAAGGTTTGCATCCTTACGCAAAAAATCGCTGCTGGCCTGCTGTTCTCCCAGGCTACCCTTTGGCCGTAAATCCGTGATGTTGCCATCCGCATCAATGCTGGCCACAGCAAACACATAATGCTGAACCCCGTTCTGAACGTAATCAGCAAGATTTGCTGCCACCGTGATTTTGCTCTGCACATTCCAGACACTGGTCAGTGTCCCTGTCCAGCACACATCCAGCCAGACTTTTACCGGCTTTGTCGTCACCGTAATATTCTGGTTCGCTGCCAGTGACGCACGAAGTCCAGCCACATAACCCGTGCCTTTCGTGACAAAAAACTGATTGCCGGTTTTGGCTACCAGATACCCGTCACCAAAAAACGCCGCCGCGCCATAAATATCCATATTTTCCAGGCGCTGGCGCTCATCCATTCCGGCCATACGCGCGGTGAAATCAATCTGCCAGGTTTCAGCAGGCGTACTAATCCCGGTTTCCGTCTGTGCGCCGTTGTACTCCATCAGAAACGAGCGGGTCAGCACGTTTCCCTGTTGCCCTTCTTTTGTTTTCAGTTTCTGCTGTGATGGTGCATGGACAATCATTGCCAGCGTACCGCTGGCCTTATTGAGCAGACCGATCCAGTTAAAACTGAAATCACCCACATCTGCGCCCAGCACTACGGAATAAACCACCCCATTTTCATTCACCACACCCGTGCGGGTAACAGCCTGCCGGTGAACAATCTGTGCTGTCGGGGGTAACACTTCATTACGGTCAACAGGTGTATCCGGGTTTAAATCCGGCACACTGGCAAATACAAATTCGTCCAGTAGTACCGGTTCACCCGTAGCGCCCTGTTGCGCTTTCCAGTTTTCAAATGCCAGTGTGATGGCTGTCTGTGACATAAAAAACTCCTTACAAACTCGCGCTGAATGCTGCGCTGCGGGCTTCCGTCCCTGCTAACATCGCCGGATAAACCACATATTCCCCCTGATCCCATCCGGCTCTGATGGCCAGTTTTTCCGATGTGATCACCTCAAACTGATAGCGGCGGCATGTTCGTCCGTACTGGCGGATTATCTGGATCAGCAGTTGCGTGTTGTCTGCAATCTGGCTGTCTGTAACCCGAACCAGAATCACATCCCAGTCGATATCCGGTTGCCGTTCTAACAGCTCCACATAACCAATTCCCAGCCGTTCAAAGATATTGATAAACCCCTCTACTGAACCGGCATCCCGCGCATTCACGAAGGCAAAAGCCACGCGTTTGCGGAACAGGGTCAACGGTTCACCATCAAAGCGGGTAATATCCCGGTCATAAGCCAGCAAGTTCAGTAATGCCGGTGTACACGTCAGCGGATCAAACTGATTCACTGGCCAGATAACCCAGCCGTAAACCTCAGCCCAGAACCGCCGCGCCGTTTTCAGCAATTTCCCCGGTTCGCCTTTATTCATCCAGGAAGGCAAGACCATCCCGGCCAGCTTTTTCATGAACTCATTCATTCTCAATACTCACCGTCAGTGATTTCAGACGCGGCACGCTCAGTTCACTGGTAATGTCTCCCAGCGAAAATGTCAGTGATTCCGTCTGTGCAAAGGTTTTATGAATTTCCCGCCCCAGTTGCGAAAAGGAAAACCGCGAATATGGCCACGTCTTTCTGACGTCATAATCAGCATTTTCACGAAAGGCACAGCGGATCATGTTTTCAATGCCGCCCTTCAGCGTATTCACTTCTTCATCGCTGAAGTTGTTCAGGTTTCTGACATAAACCGTTACGACCAGATCGTGAAGCGTTTCCGGCATGGGATAGCACTGCATATCATCACCATGCCCGTGGTGTCCCTGCGTGTTGATATAGTCATTCACCGCATCCACGAACGGCGCTGATGCCACCCCACTGTCCAGTAATAAAAAGGCATTGGCTGTTCCTGGCCCCCTCGGTGCTTCATGCTCAAAGAAAATCCGATCAATACTCAACCCGGCAACACTGGCGATCATTGAGCGATAAACCGCATCAGTGTGGTAATTCCCCACCAGATTGAACTGATTGCGGCAACGCTCGCGCAGTTCATCATCACTTTCCTCGTCAGCCCCCGGCACGGTCAGCCAGTTTTCCTCACTGGCCACATGGCTGATACCACTGACCGCCACCGGCAAAATGCGGTAATATCCGGGCGCAAGGTTATATGCGCCCCCGGCGCCAGTGGCTTTCACCGGCAGTAATGCGCTGGCCGCACCGGAAGCGATCACCACATCCTCAGTGGTGGCCAGCTCATACACTCGCCCGTTAATGCGTTCTGTCTGGATAACCGTCCCGGCTTTGACCGTCACAACGGCCTTTGCATCTTCTTTGAAGAAGCGGATCACCCCCTGTGCAGCGCTCGCCGGTTTTGCCGTGACGTTCACCGCCCAGGCCAGCAAACGCAACATGCTCCCGCTGGCTGTGGCCACAAACATATTGGCCAGCACGGTTAACACCAGAACATCTTTAAGCCACATCACCGGGGCGGTCACAATGGCGGTGATTAATCGCCAGAACGGTGACATTCGGGATGTATTGGTGATAATTCCCTCATCTGCTGCAATCGCATTGAAGCGTTCCCGCACTTCGGCTTCCGTTACCGGCATACCGCTGTCCTTCACCACTTCTTCAAAATCAACCTGCGGTTTTTCCGTCATAAATCCACCTGCGCAGAGATCCCGCCAAAATCGTATGTACTCGCGGTTACCCACAGCCGCTTCTGACTTTCTTCACTGATTTCCACCGTACCCGGCACAATGCGTTCATCATCTTCAATCAGTAATTCCATGCGGGTAAAAATATCCGCTCTCATTGTCGGGCTACGTTCGGCAATTAATTCCGTCGCTAACCCACTTTCAATAATGGAATGAATAATGTCCTGCCCGATACTTTTTCGGTTATTACATAATTCAGGTTCATTACCAGTATTCAGAACAAAGTCACCGCCCTGAATCAGCAAATCGATATAAAGAACATCACTCATGCGCCAAGCTCCTGCCATTCCATAAGCTGGGATGGGGAAAGTGCTTCTTTGGTATGGAAATGCACTTCACCAATTTTCCGGCTGTTATCGGTTACGGATTTACTGTTGCTGCTGATTGTTTTGCTGATACCACCTTTATCCACACCTTTTAAATCACCGCCCGTTGACAGTGTATTTCCGGTTAATGGCTGCGTGGTTTCACTGGCCAGTGAAATATCCACGCCGGGAATTTTATTCAGTTTCTGAACAATCCAGTTCCACGACTTAAGAAATTCCCCTTTGATTGACTTCCAGACATGATCAAACAGCGACATAATGCCGGAGGCCATTCCCTTTAATGCTTCAGACGGTGAAAATCCTGTCAGCAAAGAAATAAAGCTGTTCCATCCTTCACTGATATATTGCCAGGCTGAAGCAAAGATCCCCGCCAGCCACTTCACCACGGCGGCACATGTCTGGAAGGCTTCGGTATTCATCACCGCTGCTTTTATCGTGTCCCAGTGCTTAACCAGCAGATAACAACCGGCAACCAGCAGCGCAATGGCACCAATCACAAGCAGGATCGGCCAGCTCATCAGGTTGATACCAATTCCGGCCATTATTGCGGCCATGCGTACCGCCAGTAACGCACCACGCAGAAATTTCAGCGTGGCATTCCAGGCGATTACTGCCTTTTGCGCCAGCCAGACAGTGGCTGTATAGATTTTTGTCACAGCCGTTAACGCCACCCAGATCCCCCGCAATCCCATCATGATGAATCTGGACACACCCATTACGATATTGGCCATCGCACCCACGGCGGCAAAACTCAGTAATGCCATCGACACATAACCAATCACACGGGCAATGTTAGGAAATAACTGCATCCAGCGGGCAAATGTCTGCCCCATATCAGCCAGGCGATTCAGAAGCGGATACAACACCGGGATCAGCGTTAAGCCGATCACGGTCTGAATGGCCTTCAGGATTTGCACAAAGCGATCCCACGGCTTAACCATTTTTTGCGCCATTTCCTGGGTGCGCTTCAGACCGTCCGCGCCACCCAGTTCGGTGATGTTGCGCTGAAGCAGTGCGACATTGCCGTAAAGCTGTTTAACCACTGCCGAACTGTCACCAAAGGCTGCATCCAGCTCCGCCTGGGCTTTCAGGTTCCCTTCAAGGCTTTTGCCATATTTGCCCTGCAATTTGATCAGCATTTCAGGCATGGACAGCATTTTGCCGGTGGAGTCAGTAAAGGACAGCCCCAGCTTTTTAGCGCCATCAATCGCACCGGTCATAAACCCTTCATAGGCGCTGCTGGCTTCCGTTCCCAGTGTCCGCTGAAGTTGCCCCAGCACGGCCAGCTGTTCATCCAGCCCTACGCCGTAGTTTGTCCCGACGCCGCGCGCACCTTCCATCAAATCCTTGATAGTGGCCATTTCTGTGCCAAAGGTTTTGCGCATATAAACCATCTTGCCCGCCAGCTGCTCGGCAAATTCAACCTTTCCCAGTCTGGCGGCATCGGCGGAAAAGTTACCGAACATCTGCCCCATAAATTCCGCCGTATCCGCCGCTGTGGACTTGAGCGCAAACGCCAGGGTATTAGCGACTTTCGTCACCTTCGGCAGTTCATTACCCGTCAGTCCGGCAATGGAAGCGTTAATATTTTCCGTGGATTTAACGAACTCCACCGCGCTGGCGCCATAGGTTGTACTGAAGCGCAGGGCATCACGCTGAACTGTCTTAAGCGCGGAATCATCAATCCCTTTTGCGGCGGCATCATTCAGCGCGTCATACATTTCAATTGCCGGTGATAACGCGCCCTTGATCGCCATCCCGACACCGGCCAGCGCCACCGCGCCGCCGCCAATCTGCATAAAGGCCGCTTTTGATTTTTCCGCAAAGCCGGTGACGTTACCCTGCACCCGTTTTAACGGGCGGGATAATTTATCAATCAGGCTTAATGTAAAATCTAATTGTTTCATTCAGTGCCTTTAAATGCTTTTGCCACACCATTGGCCACGGCTATCCCGGTATATTCCCAGTGACGATTGTCCAGCCAGATAGCGGCGGCGATATCATCAACGGAATCCTGACCATGCGGTAAATAATGACGGCGGAGAATTAAATATTGTTCGAGTCCATTCCTTTCAATTTCATGGACTCGCTTTGTCAGTTTTTTACTTCAATTTCCAGTTCAGGCGCATAAATATCATTTACTTTGCCAACCAGTTGAAGTGCTGCACCCGGACGTTTTAATACTTCTGCCAGTGCTTCTTTACTTTCCGTTGCCACAATTCGCGTCAGATAGTTATGTGCCGGGGCAACTTTATTATCCATTGCCATTTCATTAATAAATTTGTTGTAGGCGGTCTGATTTGGCTCAAAAATAATGTCCACACCACAAACACACAGTTTAATTTGTTCCATCACTCATACTCTCTCTTAAAGTAATTTCGTCTACTAACTGATTATGACGCGCAGCACACTGGCCATAAATTTCAGGATAAATTGTCAGTAATTCCGCTGCGTCTTTTCCTGTCGTACCGTTCAGGCGCGGCAGCTGCGTGGTGCATTTAGTTTTCAGGTTTTCCTGATAACGCACGTTCGGTACCGGCTGCGGCGCTGTTGTACATGCTGACAAACTCATCAGACAGACAACGATTGGTAAAAACGGGCTTAAGTATTTCCGTGCGTATCTCTCGCGGTGCCACATTTTTTAACGCCTCCAGTTTATCTTCCAGCGCTCTGGCCGAATCACTGGCAATACCCTGCATTGCTTTTCGCGATTCATTACCGGCCACCTGCGCCGCTGTATTGATTGCCAGCTCTAAGCTGTCACGCCGCCAGTCAGCGGTCAGCCAGCCCCAGACAAACGCCAGCGCCACCACAACCAGCCACTGCCCGCTGCTCATCAGCGCACCCCGTTATGTTCCAGACTGAAATGATTTCCATCCGGTCTGGATTTGAAGCGTCCGCCCCAGGCACCACCCAGTGATTCCCAGTATTCCCCCAGTGGCAGATAATCTTCTGTGCGGGTTTTGTACTGACCGTTCACGAACAGATTGAAATCCACCGCCAGCCGCTGGGTGTGCAGACTGTTAGAAATGCCGCTGCCTTTCTTCGCATTCAGCGCGGCCTGTTCTGGTGTACGGTAAGCCTCACCGAACGTCAGTCTGTAGCCATGTTCTTCTGCCCAGTGGATCAGACTTGCCACCATGACTGTGAATAATTGCTGTTTTTCACTCAGGGTCATTTCCCCGCTCCTTTATCAAAAATTCCCGCTATGCCCCGCTTACGCAACCAGGCTTCCACAGCGTTCTGTCCAAGAATACCCAGCGCAGAACCAAAACCAGCCAGCGCTAAGGGATGAATATCCGGGACAAAGTACAACGCCACTCCCGCAATCAGTGACAGCCCGCTGCCCACAATGACACGCCCAGCTGCCAGGCGAAGGGTGATCTGCTCGTCACTGTTTAGCAGCTTCCCCAGCGCAATCAGTGCCCCCATAACTGCCAATGCAATGAACCCTTTTTCGTATTCCTGCATCCCAGCCCCTTATCCGATCAGGTTTTCTGTGGCTTCCGCTTCCAGATACGGCACACCGTTGATGTTGACGAATTTCGGACTGGTCACGAAATATTTGATTTTGTGCGTGGTCACACCGCCACCTTTCGGATCAATATCCAGCAGGTTGCTGACCTGCAATTTATTGCCGAACGTCTCCACCTTCATTTCTTCGCTACTGGCTTTGGCATAGAAAAGAAAATCAAGTGGGGGAAGCCCACGCCATGAACCCGCGGAACGGGCTTTGGCTGTCAGCACCTGAAGTGTTTTTGAACTGACTTCAATTTCCCCCTCGGCGGCAACATCGCCATCCACATACCCGTCAGGGACGCCACGCGTCTGGGCGGCAGCGCTGTTATCCGTAATATCGAGCGTGATTTTCTCGATATGGATCAGGTCTCCGTCCATATAGGTGTCAAACGACATACCCGAAATACGTTTGGTCATGCTGTTGCCTCCAGACTGGCATCCAGTAACAGACTAATGGTGATTTGCAGCGGCACTTCCCAGGTACGCACCACAATGTAAATATCCACCGCCTTTTTGTTCTTCCAGACAATGGTCACATCACCATCCTGCGGCGGCTTCACCTCACCCGGAAATGACACACCGTTAATGCTGGCCGCAGTGGACATTTCACGCAGTGGACGGGCAAACAGTGTCTGATGTGCAGCGATACTCCCCGGCGTGCTGTTCAGCGAGCGATCCGCGATTTTGCTGATAGCCAGCAGACGAACACGGCGGGCAGCTTTATCCGCAACGCGCAGGGTTTCAATCGACTGATAATCGCCGCCCTCAACATCCAGCGTGCGGCCATCTGCCCAGTAAAAACCGTCATAATCCGGGTACCACATCGGCACACTGAAACGCTGTGCTTCAAGCGCCTGAAGTGTGGCCAGTTCCAACACTTCTCCGGCACCATCAACCGGCATTTCATCACTGCCCAGATTCATCAGAGCACCGGTTTTAACCCGCGCCGGACTGTCAGCAATGGTTACCGCACGGCTACACAGGCGACCAGCCAGCACGCCCGGTTCATTTCCCCACAGGCGGGGAACCAGCTGCACCGCCTTTTCTGCAATGCCATCCTGAAGGGTGGCCATGCGTACCAGATAATCCGCCTGGGCTTCTTCTTCCTGCATTCCCTGGGCGGCCAGAATGAACCACACCCAGCGGCCATACTTTGAAATCAGGGTGGATCGTAACGTCACAGCCTGATTTACCTGCGCTTTAGCGGTCACATCGTCAGACAGCACCACGCCTTCCACAGAGCACACCACCTGCGCGGCCAGAACCGCTTTCACCCAGGCATCTGCCTCCGCATCAGCTGGCAGGACATGAATGAACCCCCACCAGTTCTGGCCAGCGTTCGCCAGCGCAGCCAGAACATCATTTTTCAGCGGGCTGGCTTCCTCGCCCAGCAGCGAATCAAAATCACTCTGGGCATTCACAGCCAGCGTTTTCCCCACATTTTTGGTACCCGAACCGATAAACAGCAGTGTGCGTTCCACCTCATTGGTTTCACCCAGCAGCTGATTTACCTGGTTTACGGTCACAATTGGCCAGGTCATGCTTTCCCCTTAATATCCTGCGCTTTAACGTCCCAGCCAAAGCCGATAGCCTGAAGCTGACGCGCCAGCGCCTTGTCAAATTCATCATCATTCATGCCCAAAAACACACGGGCAGGAAGATCCACTGTCCAGTTGGTTTTCACGGCTTTACCGCTGAGTTTCCGAATCAGCAGCCCCGCCCGGCTGTACGGCATTGTTTTGGTGATCTCGCCCAGTGTGGGCTTTTTCCATCGCTTACCAGTTTTCACCCGGTACCCCAGCGCCCGTAATTTTTTGGCCTGGGCAGGCGTCGCCATTTTCCCGGCCTCTGCCTTCCGTGGCTGATTACTGCGGCTGACCTTTACACGCATTCCGTTTTGTTGCGCGTAACCCACCGTTCCGGCTGGTACCGGCGTTTCCCCGTTCCGGTATCCGCCGCCCTGTAAATAGATCCGCACAGCCTGAATTTCTGGCATTTCACGGATATGCAGCAGCTTTGGCAGGTTGCGCAGCATCTTCCCTTTGCGTTTTGTCTTACGTCCCGGCCACTTCTGGCCATCCGGGGATTCCTGATTGCGCACATGCCGTTTTGCCGCAGCAATCACGCCATATTTGGCCAGACGCCAGATCAGACGCTGTCGTTTTCTCGGCGGCAGCTCCATGCTGGCCAGTGCCTTGCGCAATTCGGCCAGCTGTTTTTTATTCAGCTCGCCACCGGCAATCATTCGCTATCCCCCACTGGCGCCCCGGCCTCATCCACGCTGTAAATACTGGCGGTCAGTGCCGTCCAGATTTCAGGCTCAACCAGTGACCAGCGCTCACCCCGCCACGGAATAGCACCGTTTTCGTCCTGCCTGATCACCAGTTCCTCCACCATCGGAACAGTCAGCACCACAGTGGCCACTTCCTCATCCTCCACCGACACATCCCAGTCCGGCTCGGCTTCACTCAGCCCCACTTCATCCAGTAGTTCCCTGTCAGCATCATCCAGCCACGCCGCCAGTAAGGACATAAGCAACTGCGGCGGACACAGGCGGTACGGGAAACGCTCCCAGCTCAGAACCGCGTCATAACGGATCACCGCCTGGCGATATTGTCCCAGCCCGTAATCTTTCGCCGCGGGGATGAACTTCATTTCATCCAGCACACTGTCAAATGACTTCATCGCGCGGGGCGGGACGTTCTCTTTAAAAAATGCGGTCAGGCTCTGGATCTGCGTCTGGCTCATACTTTTTTCACCGTTGCCCGCTTCAGCCCTTTCATACGGCGGATAACCACCGACGCCTCAGCCAGTAACCCGGCGCGGGTTTCCATGCTTTCCTGTCCCGGATGGGTATCCCGCCGCCCGATTGTGGCGAACTCTCCCAGCAGATCCGCTTTCGCCCTGGCAAAAACGGCCTTCATATACTGGGCGCACAAGCTGTTCAGTCCGCCCATTGTTACGCCCGCAACTTCTGCCGCCAGCGTGTAGCCCTTCGCTTTCCAGCTGGCCTCCACGTTTTCCAGTTCCGCATTGACCTCCGCCACTGCCGCAAGCAGCGCCTGACTGATGGTGTCCGCGTCAATATCTGGCGGTAGTGACCGCTGCGCCTGAAAATCCTTCAGATTCAAATCTGGCCAAAACCCATTATTGGTCAGCGGTTCATTCTGATAATCCAGCGGCTTTCCGCTAAACATAAATCCCCCGAAAAAGGCGGACTGACCGGTTTCCACGGCGCATTACACACAAGGTGTTCTGCCCTCCACCGCGTCCGCCTGGCTGTCGGTAGTCGTTACCCCTGCGTCAGTTTTCGGATACGGGCGGCAATCGTCTGCCGCGCCGTTCTGACGCCAATTTTTGAGTAGTGTTTTTCTGCGATGGACAGCAGTTGATCGGCGTTTTCCAGCGTTTCAATGTCATCCACGCCCGCCGCCGTTTTCTGGCCATCGTCACTGCGCAGCAGTTCCAGTCCGGCAAACTTGAACCATTTAGCCGTCACCTGCTCATGCAGTCGCCAGGTGTTTGCCACCCGCTCAAACGTGCGGGAAAAATACGGCTCAATACTTTCCCCGCGCCCTGCGGTTTCCTGCGCCCATGCCAGCATCGTATCCGCCACGAACGTGGGGAAATTGCTGCGTAACCGATCCGGCGTCGCCTGCTGCTGGCTGATTGCAATGTCAGCCCAGTCCAGCGCCGTATCCAGATCGCCCACGTCAAACAGCCAGATAACGCACCAGGCAAACACGGGATTTGCATATACCTGGCCACTCTCCAGATAAGCTTCCACAGTAGGAACCCAGCGCGGTAACAGCACATCGCGTTTATACTCGACGCGATCTGCGATAAGCGGCAGATTGCGCACATATTCCACATCCGTTTCCAGCGCCCTGATCAGCAGGTGCATACTTTCCGTGGTGTCCAGTGCCTGGCTGCGTTTCAGCTTTTGTTCCATCGCAATGCGCTGGCTGTGACGCTGCGCGGGGGAAAGTGCCATATCAGCCCTCCACCGGCTCGGAGACTTTGCCGATCGTCACTGCGGATTCATCAATGGCCGCATACAGCTCCGGCACCTCCACTGCGTAACCCTCATTGCGCAGGTATTTGTTTTCGAACTGCTTACGATCTTCAACAAACTCCGCCTTACGCATACGGGTATTACGCTGTGTGTAGATATGCAGGTTAGTAAGCGGCGTCACGACCATGCGTTTACCCGGCATAAACGGCGGGATAATGGCCGGACGGCCAGCAATGGTGCTTCCCAGCATCTGCGCCGCGATTTTTTCAGTCGGACGATCAGCAGCCTGATACAGTCGGTACTGTTCAGCAGCAACCAGATCGGCGCCGACCAGGACAACCAGACGCGGGTCATTGCGGAACTGCGCCGGGATTTTGGCATTAATCAGATCGGACGCCATTGCATCCAGCGATTTGTAATCCCCGGCCTCATCGAGTACCACGGCATCCGTCATAATCTGATTACCACCCAGCAGCGTTTTCATGCGCTCATGCCAGCCGACGTTCACGTCCTCGCCGTTCGGATTTGCTACCGGATCGGTGGTTTTCGCACGGCTCTTACCGTTGAAACCAATGCGCAACATGTCCAGCGCAAACGCCTGCGTGGTGAATGCCTGCACCAGGTTGTAAAACTCGTTTTCGTCCTTACCGGCGTTTGCCCAGACAGAAAGCAGATCCCAGCGCAACGCAGCACAGCTGTCTGTTTCGACCAGTGAGTAATCATTACCGTCTACGCCGACCTGGCGAATAAAACGGCCATTTTCGCTGCGGCCGGTATGCAGCACGGACGAACCGACAGAGATCACCTGGCCACTCAGCTGGTCAACATCCAGACAAGTGATCATGTTCAGGAACTCGACGGACTCCAGCAGCGCGAGACGCAGCGCATTTTCTTGCGGGTCATTCAAGGAAAAATAACGACTGGTGTCACGCGCGCCAAACTGCTGCGCCATCCCCGCCGAATATTTATCCAGTAAATCCCGCGCACGGTTATTTAGGTGCATAAAACTCCCTCGCGATTAAGCGATATAAAAATTGTTCTGAACTAATCAGCGATAAAGCGGATTACAGAAAATTAAATTTCCCGGCTTTTTCTGAAATCTTGCGCCCCGGTGTACGGCTATTTTTATTACCCAGATCGTTAAAGCGGGTGACGATTTCTTTTGCATTATCGCGAATTGTCGCAAATTCCTGCGTGTCCACCACTTCGGCAATAGTGTCTACATCACCCTTAACATCATTCAGTTGACTTTCAATTTTCGCCACACGCGCTTCCAGGTCGTTAACCACATTGGCCAACGCCTGTAATTTATCGTCATCCTGAGCAGGATTATCCTGCGTCGTTTCATCTTCAAACTTTGGCTTAATACCAAACAGTTTCTGCCAGTTCTTCATTCTTTCTTCCTGTTTAATTTTTCCATCATGGGAAATTACACAGCTGTAATAACCCTGCTTAGATAATTTTTTGCGCCGACTACTAAAGCGCAGCCGTGTAGTGCCAACACTGGCTGGCGTGTCTGTTACCGCCAGCCCCTTCAGGTAAGTACGCCCGCTACCGCGCCAGTTTTCTTCCGGCTCAATGGAGAAGAACAAAAGCTGATCTTCATGATTTGCGAAAATCAGACGCATATTCGGACACAGGCTGACATATAACCGCGCCAGTCCATCTTCACCATCATTCCAGGTGGCTTCCAGAACTTCGCCAAAATTCCCGCAATCGCCCTCATGCTCTGGCCAGATTAATGCAACGTAATGGTTATAATCATAGGTTTCCCCCATATCTATAATCCACTGCCGTTTAATTACCCGCCCGTCAACGGTATCCCCTTCAGTAGCAACACACAGCCAGTCAGTTTTTAAATGTGACATATCCCCCCGTTCCACTTCCTGACGCTGCAAATCAATTATTGCCAAATAAAACCGCCACTGCATTACGCTTTATTCTGTTCAGTTCGGTTATAACGCTTTACCGAACAGACACGAATTAACACCACCGTTTTTTCATCACAGCCACGGCATAATTATCCGCATGGCTAAATACTCTGAAGAATTAAAAGGCGTTGTCCGCGCACTTTATCTGCGCCGCTATACGCCAAAAGAAATTGCATCCGAATTAAATCTGCCGAACGCGCGGATCGTTTACTACTGGGCGGAGAAATACAGCTGGGCGGATTTGCTCAGTTTTGAAAGCACAGAGGAAGCGATTGAACGCCGTTACCAGCTACTGGCCAGCCGCGATAATAAAACCGATCTCGACCTGAAAGAAATGGACATGCTCATTGCTCACGCCACAAAACTACGTGCGCAGAGTAATAAGCACAAAGAGAAAATGGCCAGCGGTCAGAGTTCCGGGCAAGCAGCTGCGCGGGACAACAATGACGACGAACCGCGCAGCAAACGGAAATACAAGAAAAACGATATCTCCTCGCTGACGCAGGAGGACTTTGACGCATGGGCTGATGAACATCTTTTTGAATATCAGAAGCACCTGCGCAATAACATTGGCCAGCTTGTCAGGAACATCCTGAAAAGCCGCCAGATCGGTGCGACCTGGTATTTTGCGTTTGAAGCATTTGAAAACGCGGTGATGACCGGCGATCCGCAAATCTTTCTGTCAGCGTCAAAGGCACAGGCTGAAGTGTTCCGGTCTTACATCGTGAATATTGCAGAGCAGTATTTCGGCATTACGCTGACCGGCAACCCGATCCGTTTAAGCAACGGCGCAGAACTGCGTTTTCTCTCCACCAACAAAAACACCGCCCAGTCCTACAGTGGCCACCTGTACTGTGACGAATATTTCTGGGTGCCAAACTTTGCAAAACTTAACGAAGTGGCCAGCGCAATGGCCACACACGACAAGTGGCGCACCACCTACTTTTCAACGCCATCGGCAAAAACGCACCAGGCGTACCCGTTCTGGACTGGCGATGAGTGGAAACAGGGCAGTAAAAAACGTGCGGCCATTAAGTTTCCGTCTTTTGACGAAATGCGCGACGGCGGGCGGCTTTGTCCGGATGGCCAGTGGCGCTATGTCATTACAATGGAAGATGCCATTGCGGGCGGTTTCAACCTGGCGAACATCGAGAAACTTCGCAACCGCTACAACGACGCCACTTTTAACATGCTCTATATGTGCGTGTTCGTTGACAGCAAAGATTCCGTTTTCAGCTTTTCCGACCTGGAAGCCTGCGGCATTGAAATCGACACCTGGCAGGATCATAACCCCGACGCCGCTCGGCCATTCGGAGACAGGCCTGTATGGGGCGGATTTGACCCGGCCCGCAGCGGGGATTTGTCCTGTTTCGTGATTGTGGCGCCGCCGATGTTTGCCGTGGAGAAGTTCCGCGTTCTGAAGGTGATTTACTGGAAAGGAATGAATTTCCGGTACCAGGCAAAGCAGATCGAGCAGCTGTTTAAAAAATACAACTTCACTTATCTGGGCGTGGACGTTACCGGCATTGGCCAGGGTGTTTTTGACAATATTCAGCATTTTGCCCTGCGCGTGGCCGTTCCTATCCGTTACGACCTTAACACCAAAAATCAGCTGGTATTGAAAGCGGTGGATGTGGTGGAAAGCCAGCGTATCGAATGGGATAAAAACCTGAAAGAGATCCCGGCCAGCTTTATGTCTGTGCGCCGCACCACGACGCAGAGCGGCAACGCCATGACGTTTGTCGCAGACCGCAGCCAGGACACCGGCCATGCGGAAGCATTCTGGGCTATCACCCACGCCCTGCATAACGAACCCCTTAACTATGAAAACAAACCGAAATCCCGCTGGGGTGTAAGGAAAGAGGCAGCATGAGTAAAAAGAAACGCTTTGTTAAGCGCGACCAGCGCGGCGACAAATCTAAAAAAATGAGCATTATCACGTTCGGTAAACCCGAACCGGTACTGACTACCGGCACCGATTACCGCGACATCTGGTATGACAATGCCGCCGATCACTACACCCAGCCAATTGACCGGCTGGCGCTGGCACAGCTGATCAATCTGAACGGTCAGCACGGCGGCATTATCCACGCCCGTAAGAACATGATTGTTTCCGATTACCAGGGGGGCGGACTCATTCACGACCAGCTGGAAGCAGCAGCGTTCGACTATATAACGTTCGGGGATATTGCGATTGCCAAAATCCGTAACGGCTGGGGCGACGTTATCGCACTTGAACCCTTGCCCGGTCTGTATATTCGCCGCCGCAAAGTCAGAGATAACGCGCTGGATAAGCCCGGTGACTACGTGGTGTTACAGGAAGGGGAACCGCAGGTATGGCCAGAAGAAGATATTATCTTCATCAAAATGTATGACCCGCAACAGCATATCTACGGACTGCCGGACTACATCGGCGGTGTGCATTCCGCGTTACTTAACAGTGAAGCGGTTATTTTCCGACGCCGCTATTACCACAACGGTGCGCACACTGGCGGTATTCTGTATACCCGCGATCCCAGCATGACGGATGAAATGGAGGAAGAAATTGAACAGCAGCTGCGTGACAGCAAAGGGATCGGTAACTTCTCCACCATCCTTGTAAACATTCCCGGTGGAGACGGCGATGCCATCAAATTCATTGAAATGGGGGATATTTCCGCAAAGGACGAATTTGCCAACATCAAGAACATCAGCGCCCAGGACATTCTGAACGCGCATCGTTTTCCCGCTGGCCTCGCGGGTATTGTCCCGCAGAATACTGCCGGACTGGGGGATGTTGAAAAGGCCGAACGCATTTACAAGAAAAGCGAAATTGCGCCTATCCAGCGCCGTTTTATGCTGGCAGTTAACAACGATCCCGAAATCCCGGAAAGGCTGCACCTTAACTTTGATTTAAGTTACACAGAATCAACGGATAAGGGTGCGGCATGAGGCGAAACAGGCTAAAATCCAGGCATCATTTAACAGCTGGAGCATGGAATATGCGAGTTCTGAAAATCGAATGCCCGGAATGCGGCTCAAAGGCTGTTATTCGTAAAACGAACAGGAAGCACCGGCAGATTGCGGATATTTACTGCGCCTGTTCAGATGTTGAGTGTGGCCACACGTTTGTTATGAATCTGACGTTCTCCCACACTCTCAGCCCCAGCGCTAAAACGGGTGATGCGATGGTGCAAAAAATACTGAATGCACTTTCACCCGATCAGCGCCAGATGGCATTAGACCTACTGAAAGCGACTCCCGCCGCCTGAAATGCCCCCATTCCGGGGGCGTTGCCCTTCCTTTTTAACCATTTCGCGAACCTCTCCCGCAAGCTCTCCAATCCAGGCCAAAGCGATTGTTTTTTCTCTCTGGTTACTTTCGTAAACATGGGCAATTTTGGCCAATAACTCAATGCGTTCCAGCTGTGCCGACGCCTCCAAAAGATCCATTTAGCCCCCACAAGCAATAAATAACTGGATATACATGGGTCTTCCCTTGTTGTGGTGGCTGAAGGCATGATAATGGTGTATTTAATCGCCAGAGGTCACCGCCATGGACGAAAAGTCCCTCTACGCTCATATTCTCAACCTGTCCGATCCGTGGCAGGTAAAGTCCCTTTCTCTCGATGAAAATGCCGGTTCTGTTACTGTCACTATTGAGATCGCTGAAAACACCCGGCTAGCCTGTCCGACCTGCGGTAAATCCTGTTCTGTTCACGATCACCGTCATCGTAAATGGCGCCATCTTGATACCTGCCAGTTCACCACTATTGTTGAAGCCGATGTTCCACGAATTATGTGTCCGGAGCATGGCTGCCTGACGTTGCCTGTTCCGTGGGCTGGCCCCGGAAGCCGGTATACGTTGCTATTCGAATCGTTCGTTCTCTCATGGCTGAAAATCAGCACCGTTGATGCTGTCAGGAAGCAACTTAAGCTCAGTTGGAATGCGGTTGACGGCATTATGACCCGGGCAGTTAAGCGAGGTCTTGCCCGGATAAAAAAGCCATTATCCGCCCGTCATATGAATGTGGATGAGGTCGCCTTTAAAAAAGGACATCGTTACATAACGGTGATCTCCGATCGCGATGGTCGGGCGCTGGCCTTAACGGATGATCGCGGCACAGAGAGTCTTGCCGGCTATCTTCGCACGCTCACTGATGGGCAGTTGCTGGCTATCAAAACGCTCTCAATGGACATGAACGCGGGCTATATAAGAGCAGCGCGTATCCACTTACCCAGTGCGGTTGAGAAAATCGCCTTTGACCGCTTCCATGTGGCGAAGCAACTGGGCGAGGTAGTTGATAAAACCCGTCAGAATGAACATCCGCACCTCCCTGTTGAAAGCCGACACCAGGCAAAAGGAACCCGCTTCCTGTGGCAGTACAGCGATAAGTGGATGACCGAATCCCGGCAGGAAAAGCTGATGTGGCTGCGTGCACAGATGAAGCTGACGAGCCAGTGCTGGGCGCTGAAAGAGCTGGCAAAGGATATCTGGAACAGGCCATGGAGCGAGGAAAGACGGAGTGACTGGCAGAGATGGTTGGCGCTGGCGGCTAACAGTGACGTTCCCATGATGAAAAATGCCGCGAAAACGATAGGAAAAAGGCTGTACGGGATCCTGAATGCGATGCGACACAGTGTCTCAAACGGAAATGCGGAGGCACTTAACAGCAAGATCAGGCTGCTGAGGATAAAAGCCAGGGGATACCGAAACCGGGAGCGCTTTAAACTGGGGGTGATGTTCCACTACGGAAAGCTGAATATGGCGTTCTGAGCCTTCCCACCATGATCGGGGAAGACCCATATACATACAGTACACCTTAAAGCACGAATTGTGAAATTTAATTTCCTGCCATCTACTGACAAATGAATGTGTTACACACACATGCACACCTATAACCACCCCGGCCAAAGCTCCTGCAATGGTTCGTTTCGTGTTTCCTTCAACCGCCCATTGCGGTAAATCAGTGCCCCCTGACCAAATATCAAACCACTACCCCGCAGGAGAATGGCTATTTCTTCATCGGAACCCTCAAAACCCCGACTGCGTAATTCCAGTTTTAACCGTCTGCGGGTTCCCCCCTCCGTACAGTTATTGACAGAACTCCAAGGGGCGGCGTTGCCGCCAGAAAAACCCGCCTCCGCTGGCGCTTCGGCCAACTTCGCAACCTTTTGCCACTTAACCAGACGGGTGCAAACTTCTGAATCAGGAACCAAAGGAGAATAAACACCCTGTACGCGCTGCACGTCCTCCGCGTATTCGTTGCCCTGTTCCGTAATTTCATAGGCCAGACGAACAACCAGATCACGGCGGGCAACCAGTGCCCCTCCCTGCGCCTGGGTATATGCAGCCCAGTCCCCGACATCAGCAGCGGCCAGAACCGCATCCATTCTGCGATCTGTCAGTACCTGATCCCGCAACCGACGCAGCTCACGCCAGACGGTTACCGGCGCACCACCAATCTGCTGAAACTGGCGAATACGCCAGCGTGAAGCCCACGCGGAAACGGACTTAGCCATATCACGCAGGTTTTCGCCGGTTTCTTCGTCCTGCTCACCATCAAGCGCAAAACCATCAATATTTTTTGAAATGTATTTCGCGATGTAGCCCGTGGCCGAACCTTTGGCGGGATCGATAGCTTCAACATGAAAACGTGCCTTCAGCGCCTTTTCAGATTGCAGTTCTTCAGAATCGGTAATTCTGGCGTGATAGCAAAGAATATCGCGCACCGTGTCCACGTCCTGCGGACGCATAAAAAGCAACATATGCCAGTGCGGTGTCCCGTCATGGTGAGGCTCAACAACCCGAAACCCAAATACATGAATACCCGCACGCGAGATCGCTGCGCGTGCTTTTGCCCATACGCCGCATAAATAGCGCTGGGTATCCTGCGGTGTACTTCCATCCCATTGCGATACAAAGCCCCCTTTGCTGTGAACCGCATGGAAACGTGATGGCGCGGTGATAGTGTAAAACTCACCGGCCAGCCCTTCTTCATTGGCCATATCTTCGAACCCTCGCATTCTTACCATTAGTTCACATCGACGGATCGCCGGATTTGCAACGCTGCGGTGCACCATGCTGTCCAGTGCAATGCGCAGCCCCTCATCATTCAGCAGATCAAACTTTTTAAAGAACTCCAGATTCCGCTTTTTCTGGTCTATCCATTCGCCCAGTGTTTTGCGGGATACATAAGCGCTGGCCGCTTTTTGCACCTGTCCCACCGCAATGGCCATGTGCTCGCGCTGCGTATCACGCGCACGTTTAAGACGCAGGTACCACCATTCCGGCGCCATCATGCGCAGTATCCCGGATTCCGCCTTACGCATTTCCAGTTGACCTTCATTGGCCTCATGTTCAGCCCAGTACGGCGGCTGGTTATTCAGCATCAGGCAACAGGCACAAAGATGGCGGTATGATTCCAGGGTGCGGCGGTGCAGCTCTCTGGCGTCGTCAGTGCCGGAATCAAACTGTTCGGTGAAGTCATAAAGTGACTGGGAAATCCAGCCAGATACCTGGCCAGCCAGTTTTTTAAGATCAGGACGGTCTAGTGACGGCAAGCGTTCCAGCGACTTACCAAAAGGAAGATCAGCAGCATCAGCGGCCAGCGAGTAACGCGCAGCCACTTTGCGCAGACGTGGCAATACATTCTCACCGATTGTTTTGCGCAGGAATGTATTGGCACGGCGACGCCCGTCACGGCCAGAAAAAAGCTTTTCGTAACGACGGCCAAAATACCCGGCTAACCAGTCGGGTATCTCATGCAGGTACCGGGATCGCCATTCATAATCCTGCGGGTTTACAGCCCACAGGCGGCGTTCTGTGATTGTCGCGTCTGCCGGAGTGCCTGGCGCGAATGTTTCCCGCCTCCAGGCATCAACGGCATAGCATTGTTCGTTTATTGCCAGCGTCATGCACAAGCCACCACAATGGAATCAAGCGGAGACTTCAGAATCAACTCAGCGGCCGTCTTTTGGCATGTAGCTGCGGCACCAATACTTCGCGGGGCATTAACGCGAACGGCTTCAAATCCGGCGTACAGGTAATGAACCATTTCCAGATCGGCGTTAGAGGCCACAACCGGCACACCTTTTCTGGCCAGACGGCGCAACTTACGCGCCAGCCTCCCCTGATCCATATGCGTAAAACCGCGCTCATGGTAAGCGGTGAAATTGTCGCTTTCAGTCAGATAAGGCGGATCACAGTAAACAACGTCATTCCCGTCCCGAACCAAATCGAGTGTTTCTGAATAGTGGGCAGTAATGAACGTTGCGCGTTTCGCTTTTTCAGCAAAGGCGCGGATTTCATCAGCGGGGAAATAAGGCTTTTTGTACTTACCGAACGGGACGTTGAACTGTCCTCGGCGGTTATACCGGCACAGGCCATTGAAGCAGTGGCGATTCAGGTACAGGAAACGCGCAGCATTTTCAACAGATTCAGAACCAGCCTTACCACCAGAAAGATTGAAAGCATCACGCACGGCGTAATAGAAAACGGCACGGCTTTCTTCATCACCTAACGAACCGGCAGTAAACAGGATCTCCAGCTCATTCAACAGCGCATCAGTGTGATACGCCATCGCCTTATAAAGATTAACCAGATCAGGATTCACATCTGCGATCAGATACTCGTCATAATCCGTATTCATCATGACGGCGCAGGAACCTGCGAACGGTTCAACCAGGCGCTTACCTTCAGGAAGGTGCGGACGCAGCTTAGGCATAAGGCGGGCTTTGCTGCCCACCCATTTAAGCGGAGTTTTAACGGCCATGTTTAGCCCCCGCCAGCAGTTGAAACAAACCACCGTTTTTGTAGATGTAAACAGCAACGTCAAAAAGAGACATTGAATTAATGGACAAAACAACCCAGCTTTCAAAGCCAGCAACAACCTCATTTACTGGCAGAACATGAGTAATCACCGCTGACCATTCTCTACCGGTGTATTTGCCGTGCTTCCATTCCTTCAATGAAAGAACATCACCTACCTTATAGTTACGATCATTTCTGCGCAGTTCTGCTTTTTTCTGACCAGCAATAACGGCATCAAAATGTTTAGGTGCAATTTTTATTGTGTGGACTTTGATTGTCATTTTGCACCGCCTTGCGCTAAAGCCTTAACGATGCCAACGGTCATCTTACAATCAGCTAAAGCACGGTGTGCCTGCCCTTCGACCACAACCCCTTCATGCGCAGCGGCATCAACTAACTTATGCCACTTATAACCGTGATATTTTCCCGGCTCGCCACGATACTCTGCATATAATTTCATGGCGCACAGGGAATACTCATCCATAAACGAAGAGAGTCCGTCCGTCCCTAATCCATTTAATTCCGCTGTTTGACGTATCAGGCGAGTATCATAATCAGCATTATAAATAACGAATCCATAATTAAAGAAAAGGTCAGCTACTGCACCGTGTACATCTTTCCAAGCTGGTGCATGGGCAACCATTTCATTTGTAATGCCATGAATTGCTATAGCCTCATCGGGAATAGGCTTAGTCGGTTTAATTAGCGTATTCAGCATAATGAAACCATTTTTATCTATGATGCAGACTTCAACGATTTCCGCATCATCACCCAACCCGGTGGTTTCGGTATCAATAAATAGGCGTTCATCGTCAAGCCACCGTTGTGCTCGCAGGCTGATAGAAGACTGCAATTGCTTAGTTTTCAATTCCATGCCGCACCTCCTTTGCTGCAAATCGCCGCAGCTTCTTCGCGGATTAACTCAACGATTTCCGTTGCGCTTAAACCTTCATTGGCTGCATGGGTGGCCAGCTTATCCAGACGGGTGGAACACAGATCAGCAGCTGCGGCTTTACCTTCCTGCGTGGCTTTGGTGAGCATGGCCAGCAGGTCGGTGCCTGATTTTGTTGTAGGTAAATCCTGACGTGTCATGTGCATTTTGGTTTCCTTAAGGCAAAAGAATCCCCGGCCACTTGAAACGTGGCCAAAAAATTCAGGCTGTTAATTAGTGAAAAGTGGGTTGTACTGTGGCGGCTGAGTAGTTCGGTGCCGGAATCAGGTGCAGCTCGTAGGTTGTCCGCCACCACTCCTGGATCAGCGCTTTTATCTCGCCAACACCCAGCGCCCCGGCTGTATAGAAAATCGCGCGAATCCCCGCCAGCGCTTCTATCTGTGCTTCTTTGCTTTCCGCTTCGCGATACACGCAGCACCAGAAAGCAGCATTGATCGCCAGCCAGTGACGCGGATTTGTCATGTGTTCAGTGTCATTGAAGAAGAACGGATGCAAAGCGATACGCCCATTTTTACTGGTGCTTTTCTCTGCAAACGCTAATGCGTAGTTATGCGGGACGCCCCACACAGCCAGCTCTGCCCCCAACGATTTACCCTCAACGGAAATAATGGTCATTAGTGATTCCCCTGTTGCTGCAACTTATGGACGATATGCGGCGCGATCACCATCTGCACCCCGCTACTGCTATAAATTGGATGTGCCTTTTTGATCGGGCGGTTCGCGGTGCGCTTTGAAAAATCGCTGTCACGTAAACTGCCAAAACCTTCAAACGTTAACCGCGCCCGCGAAATACCCTGTCGCAGTTGAATCATGTCCCGATAGCCCAGGCGTTCATAAATCTCACGCCAGCAGCACTTACTTAAATGGGCTTTAAATGCCCCGGAACCAGAAGTAACCGCAGCAGCATGAAGCACCACGCCGCGCCACTCCGGTGTTAAGTTGTCCCACCATTCAGCGGCCTCGCTGCTTTCGCTGAAGTATTTGCGGCGGATCTGTTTTAAATGCTCCAGCCCGCGCTTTTGCTGTTCCTGGCTAATCGCCATAGCGCCCCCCTATACATCCAACCAGGCGACGGGCTTTTGTAGACAAGAAACGCAAAACCGCCCCGCTTTTCATTCGAACAGGCTCATGCGTATTGAATTTATACGTGTGGCCAGGGTTCCAGCGCTGGCCGTTCGGCAGTTCTATCCAGCCCGTTGAACCACTCGGCAACTGCATGGCTGGTGATTCTTTTTTCAGGTAAGTCACAAACGCTTTCATGGTGTTCCCTCACATCAGGCCGGTGGCGTTGGTTGTGACCAGATCCACCGCAGCGGCCAGAACCGGCGCAGAGTGAATACGGCTTTCAACGGTATAAGCCAGCACGGATAAGCTACGGATTGCATCGCGAGCGCGATCCAGAATTTGAGTACGGCGGGCGGCGGTCATATGGCCAGTTGATACGGCTTCCCCAGCAATCGCGCCTACACACGCAGTGGCGCTAAGCGCACACAACTGCATGTTGGCTTCAGTGGCATTGTTCACCGGCACGGATGGAAGGCAGTTAATCTGACCTAACATCCCATCAAGTAAACGCGCATCCTCGGTGTAATCCGTGATAGCCAAAAGCTCATCACAGGTTAGGCGGTGCGGTTGTGCTGGGTTCAGTTTGTTGCGCAGGATCTGCGACTTCATACCAACGGCTGCGGCCACATCTTCAAGATTGTGCTCAGTTGCAAATGCTCGGCAAGCCGCATCAAAGTGCGCATGTTTAGAGGTCTGGTAATCAAACATTGTTTGCCTCTCCCTAATCCGTAGGATGGATTACGCGTTAAGCGAAATGTCACATTCGCTTAAAGCCTGAATAGTGAGCGCGGCCATGTTGACTTCGACCAGGCCTTTCTTCTGCTTACCCTTCGGCTTAATAGGTAATTTCCCGTATTCGATCAGGTTCCTGGCGGTTTCTTTGTTGGTACCAGTACGGCGGCAATACTCGTCTAAAGGCAGGTATGGCTCTGGGATGATGATTGTAATGTTCGGACGCATGAGGCAAACTCCATAAGTTAACCTGTACGGCAATACAGGGCTGTAACTGTCAATATTCACTTAAACCTACAAAGCGGAGTTTAAACTCACTTCGCGCAAGATTTCAAGGTAAAACTTTCGTGAACCTACAAATTGAGTTTTCTCATGGCGGAGCTGAGGTACTAGATAGAGTTATCCAAGCGTATGGATTCAACACAAAACTAGCCCTAGCCGAACATCTTGATATAGCAAGCAGCAGTCTGGCTAACCGGTATAAGAGGGATTTTTTTCCAGCTGATATCGTTGTTAGATGTATGGCTGAAACAGGAGCTACTCTGGAATGGCTTGCGACTGGACAAGGTAGAAAGTTTAACGATGACGAATTAGACATCATGAAACTGCCACGCAAGAAGATTGTGGACGGAAAACTCTATGAGTCTGGTTTCCTAATGCTCGATAAGGTTACTTTTTTACCTGGCAAACCTTTACCGCAGAATCCTATCTGTGTGATTGATAACACAATGCAATACATTGTTGATCAACACTTTACTGAAGTTTATGACGATGTTTGGCTTGTCGAAGTTGAAGGTAAAACCAGCGTTAGAACACTAACACGCATCCCTGTGGGAAAAGTTAGAGTAAGCGGCGTAGGTATGGCTTTTGACTGCGGTATTGACGATATAAAAATCATCGGCCGCATTGTTCTGACGATTGAATGAAATGAGTGTTCGTAAACTTCCGACAGGCGAATGGATCGCCGACTTCTACACCGTCAACCGTAGTAATGGTAAGAACGGGAAGCGCATACGTAAAAAATTTGCCACGAAGGGGGAAGCCCTGGCATTTGAGAACCATACGCTTCAGAAAGTAGACAGTGCGCCCTGGCTGGGTGAAGGGAAGGACAAACGAACTTTAATAGACCTGATCACAATGTGGTATGAACGCCACGGAGTAGCTTTGCGCAATGGTCAAAAGCGCAAAGACGCTATGACCTGGGCGGCAGAGTGCATGGGATTCCCGCTAGCTACAGAGTTTAATGCCCAGCTGTTCACGGCCTACCGCGCAAAAAGGCTTGATGGGCATTATGCCCGCACTAACAGAGTATCCAAGGTTTCCCCGAAAACAATGAACCTTGAACATGCTTACTTCCTGGCTATGTTCAACGAGCTGAAACGAATCGGGGAATGGTCAGCCCCCAACCCACTGGAAAACGTCAGACAGTATCGTACTGATGAAACCGAAATGGCTTTCCTCACTGATGAAGAAATTGAGCGGCTTTTGCTGGAATGCAAACGAAGCAAAGTAAAATACTTGGAGCTAGTCGTAAAAATCTGTCTTGCGACCGGCGCAAGATGGAATGAAGCGGCAACGCTGAAAAGCTCTCAGATCGCAGGCGGTAAAGTTACGTTCGTCAAAACCAAAGGGAAGCGCAACAGAACAATCCCCCTTGATGATGAACTTCTATCCGAATTGCCTGAAACAAAAGGCGCTCTGTTCCCCAAACCCTGCTATAACGCGTTCCGCTCTGCTTTGGAACGCGCAGGCATTGAGCTCCCCTCCGGCCAACTTACCCATGTACTGCGCCATACATTTGCCAGCCACTTTATGATGAACGGCGGGAACATTCTGGTTCTGCAAAAAATTCTCGGCCACGCTGACATCACTATGACAATGCGTTATGCCCATTTCGCCCCAAGCCACCTTGAAGATGCCGTTCGACTTAACCCCTTAAAATGTCGCAAAAATGTCGCGACAGCTTAGAAATACTGCCGAATACTCACAGATATTAACTAACGTAACTTATTGATAACACTGTAAGTTATTGTTTTTCGTAGATAGTTGATGCTTTATAATATAGCCTGTGCTATATCTGTATGTAATGCAGTCATCTCTCACGGATCGAGGGACCAGAACGTCAGGAGGTCAATATGAACGAGTTTAAGAGGTGTATGCGCGTGTTTAGCCACTCTCCCTTTAAAGTCCGGTTAATGCTGCTCTCAATGCTGTGCGATATGATCAACAGCAAACCTGAGCAGGATAAGCCCTCGGATAAATAA